TGCTCCAGATGCATTAGTATATGCAGATGGTATGATTGCAGTTAACATGGGTCAAAGTAAAAACACTGTTCGTGAATACAATGCAACAGCAGGTGCATGGAGAAGTGCAGTTGAAAATCATGCAGACGGTAGCGGACGCTTTGGTCGTTATGCACAACGTGCATATATTGCAGCTAAAATGCAAGCTGTAGCATCAGGTGAAGACTTACGTGAACCGCAGCATACATTTACACTATTAGCTGCACCTAACTATCCAGAACTTACAGACGAACTAGTTAACATCAACAGCGACAGAGGCGAAACTGGCTTTATTATCATTGATACACCAATGCGTAAAAATCCAACTCAGGCGATTAACTGGATTCAAAACGTAGATATTGCAAGCGAAAACGGCGAAGATGGACTAGTAACAAATGACACATACAGTGCTGTTTATTATCCATCTGGTGCAGGCACTGAGCCAGTAAACGGAAAAACAGTTGTTCTTCCACCGTCGCACATGGCTTTGTACACATATGCATATAACGATAATGTATCGTTCCAATGGTTTGCACCAGCAGGCTTAACACGTGGTGTTGTACAAAACGCATCAAGTGTCGGATATATTACGTCAGAAGGCGAGTTTAAAGCAGTTGCACTTACTCAAGGTCAACGTGATGCAATGTATTCAAACAAACTAAATCCGATCACAACGTTTATCGGACAAGGTACTGTTGTATTTGGTCAGAAAACAATGCACCAATTTGACAGTGCATTGGATCGTGTAAATGTTGCTCGCTTAGTAGCATACTTGCGTGAAAGATTTGATCACATTGCTCGTCCATTCTTGTTCGAAATTAACGATCAACAAACACGTGATAGAGCGAAGCTAGTGTTTGAACGTTTCTTAGCAGACATTCTAAGTCGCAGAGGTATCTATGACTTTGCAGTAGTATGCGATGAAACAAACAATACTCCAGCACGTATTGATCGTAATGAATTGTACATTGATGTTGCTATCGAACCTGCAAAAGTTGCAGAGTTTATTTACATTCCAATCAGAATTGTAAACACAGGCACATTAAGCGCACAAATATAATAAAAAATTAACTTAATACTTAATGGACGGCTTCGGTCGTCCATTTTTTTGACTAAGTTTTAATAAATACACTATATACTACATAGAGCCAGTATTAAAGGAGAAATTAATTATGGCAGTTTTAACAACACTTGGTGTTCCAGATAACGCAGGAAACACTACAACTATTATGCCAAAACTACAGTATCGTTTTCGTGTAACATTTATCGGTGACGGATTTACTCCTACACCCACTCGCAGTGTAATGACAGTATCACGTCCATCACTAACACACGAAGAAATTCCGTTAGACATGTATAACAGTAGAATTTATCTAGCTGGTAAACATACATGGGATCCAGTTACAATCACATTACGTGATGATGTTGACAGTGCAGTTCTTAAAGAACTAAACAATCAGCTTAATAGACAAGTTGACCATGCTAACCAAAGTGGCCCACGTGCAGGTGCTTCTTACAAATTCCAAACAGTAGTAGAAACACTAGATGGCGCAAACCCAACACCAGGCGTACTAGATAAATTCGAATTAGCAGGTTGCTACATTAGTAATATTCAATACGGTGATATGGCGTATGCAACAAGTGATCAAGTTCAGATTTCGATTACAGTTCGCTATGACAATGCAGAAATTTATGATGCAGCTGGCAATGCAACACTAACTGGTGCAACACAAGACCAAACAGTAAGTAACGCTACTGGCGGTAATACACAGTCGTAATATAGTAAGGTAAACATTTAATGGGATTAACTGCTAATACTGGCCCTTATAACGCAGCGGCAGAATACTATGGTGTCGACGATACTTTAATGTCGAAGATCCCACGTAAAAAGTTTAATTTTACTGTTGAGATTACAATCAACGAAGACGCAAATTATTCTGATCCTGTAGGCGGGAAAAAATTTACATTTCACAGAGTGCAAGGTGTAAATTTACCCGACTACAGTTTCAACACTGTTAACGTCAATCAATATAATAAAATTCGTTACTTACATACACGAGTAGAACCTACTCCTGCTGGCATAACGTTTTATGATACTGTCGATAATCAGTTTCAAAACTTGTTATCAGCATATGCTAGTCATTATAGCAGCCAAGGATTAAATTTACCCAGAAGTGCAATGGTATACGACACAGTATCTCCTGCTATGTCTAATCCTTTTGGTATTCAGCCTACTAGCACATCTGGCAGATACTTTTTTCCAGAAATTTCAATTACTAGTCAAGATACTGCTAGTAGTGGAAGATCAATATCTATGCTTAATTGTGTAATTTCAAGCGTGCAGCACGATAGACTAGATTATAGCGACAGTGCTCCTGTGCTTTGGCAAGTTCAGTTTCAGCCTGAGCATGTAAATGTTTTAAGCGGTAACGGTAGCAACGGTTCTTCTGCTTCTGGTGTAAATGCGCCAACCATAGCATACGATGTTGCAAAAAGTAACGCTGCAGGAGTACTAGTCGATTCGCTAGGACAAGTTATTAGAAATGCAGCAGGCGGCGCAATAGATTTATCTTCTGTTACTAACTTTGGTGCAACAGCAACTAGTAATCAATTAACTTATGCATTGAATAGTTTAGGTGATACGATCAAAGATGCTAGCGGAAATCCACTAGTACTAGCTGAAGTTGCTGCGAATGTCGTAAATCCAGAAATTGGCCAAACAATTAATAATGTTAACACAGCAGTATCTAATGTATCACGTGTAACAGATACTGTTAACACATTTAAAAACAACGGATTTGCAGCTGGATTCAATCGAGTATTTAACGGTTTATTCTGATAAATACCTATATAATGGCATCAAAGTTTCAACAAGGTATATATAAAATAAAAAATCCTGCCAAGTATATTGGCAAACACTCGCCGAGATACCGCAGCGGNTGGGAATTAAAGTTTATGCGAGTATGCGACGATCATCCAAATATCATTGCATGGGCTAGTGAAAGCCACAGAATACCTTACAGAAATCCAATAACAAGTAAAGCAAGTAACTATGTGCCAGACTTTTTTATTGTATATGAAGATAAGCATGGCAACAGACAAGCTGAATTTATTGAGATAAAGCCCGCTGGACAAATACTTGGTAATGCAAAAAGTGCCTCACAAAAAGCCGCTGCAATTGTAAATGAAGCAAAGTGGCAGGCTGCAAAAGTATTTGCAGATCGTCAAGGAGTAGGATTTAGAGTGTTAACAGAACACGAACTATTCAACAATCCTAAAAAACGCAAATGAATAAAAAAATTGAAGATGTATTTGGCTTACCGCCNATGAATGAAAAAGAAGAAATNGAAGCGCCGATNGAAACAAANGAAACTGGGTTTGATCTAGATAGATTACAAGAGTCTATGGCAACTGCAGATAAAATTGATCAAGCATTGCCTGCAGTAAGAGATTTAGATTCACTTGATAAAGACATGGACGAGTATGCGAGTAAGGCAATGCAAGCGTTCGAAGATTTAATGGATTTAGGTCAAAACGTAGAAGACAGGCATGCGGCTCCTGTATTTGATAGTGCTAGCAAAATGATGTCAAATGCCATTACTGCTAAAACAGCAAAGATGGATAAAAAACTTAAAATGATCGAGATGCAGATGCGTAAGCAAAAGCTAGACATGGAAGAAAAAAAGTTAGAACATCAAATTGCTAAAGACACAGCAAAGGGCGATACTGCGTTTGATGCTGAAGTCGAAGAAGTATTTGATAGAAGTAGTTTACTCAATGATTTAGTAGACCGTATTAAATCAGATAAACATGATAAATAACTATAATTAAGGAACACTCGTATGAAAAGTTTAGCACAATACTTAGCAGAGTCTGAAAAAACATATAAATTTAAAGTGCAAACCATTGCACCTATGTCAGATGAGCAAATGGAAAAAGTCGAAACATATCTACAAAGATATAATGTTGAAAGCGTTAGTGCACCTAAAACAAGTATTATCCAAAAGAGTCCAGCTGGATTTGGAAATATCGGTCCTAGTGCAGTAACTACATTCGATGTTGCAGTTAAACTGCCAACTACACCACCTGCTCTACAAGAAGAATTAGCAAATGCAACTAATGTACACTACGGTACAATCCGTGTATACAACGAAGGCGAGTTTGAAGAGATTCACCCACTAGATGAAGATGAAGCTGATGAAAGCAAGAGCATTTTAGCAGATGAGAATTATAGTGAAGAAGAAAAAGTGGATCACAGTGATAATTACGGAAATGACTTTGTAGAGAAGTTTGTCAAAAACTTGCCCAAGTCGGACCTAAACACAGAGTATAAGGTATAAAAAAATGGATTTAAGAGACTTAGTAAAGCTAGCTGGAATTGTAAACCCAGAGTTATTAAACAAAATTGAAACTACTGCTGAAGTTGAAGAAGCAGATGCAGCAGGGTTTGATAAAGCCACTACACGTCCAGATGAAGAAGTAATGGACGACCCAATGGCAACAATGGGAAGTGATGCAGATCTAAGTCTACGTCGTTATTTAAAAGCACGTGGCGATCACGTAACAGTTGACGAGAACGTATATCCAGATTATACAGTAGAAGATGTAAATGAAGCATATGCATCTTTTAAAGAAGGCAAGTATAAAAGCGATGCACAGCGTAAAGCAGTACATGCAGCCAAAGCAGAAGAGTCAGTTGATGAAGCAGCTATGTCTGACGAAGAAAAAGAGCGTGCAATAAGGCGTGCAATGCAAGCAGCAGATGAGCCAGAGCGTGGTGAGAAAAAGAAAAAAGTATCTCTAAAAAAAGCACCGTGGGAAGAATCAATAAACGAAGAAAAAGAAGAATGTAGATATTGCGGCGGCGATTGCCCAAATGATGAACATCATGCGTGTGATGGTTA